CACCTGGGTTTCCACCAGAGCCCCCAGTTCCAATAGTAAAAGCATATCCAGTAGAAGCAGAAACATCTTTTAAAAATTCTCCAGCTCCACCTTGACCACCAGGTCTTCCGTCAGGTGCAGGATTAACACCTCTACCACCACCTCCGCCACCTACAGCAAAGAATCTTGCTTTTGATGCGTTTCCTGGTGTCGTATAAGTTCCTGGACTTCTTTCATAAGCTCTTAATGCAAATCCACCACCAGCAGCTCCTGAAGCAGCGCCCGTTAATCTTCCTTGTGCGTCTACAGTAATTGTTGCAACCGTATAAGTACCTGCAGATACTGCAGTGTTTGCTAATTGGTCTGGGCCAACAGCATCATCTGCAATTTTTGCAGTAGTTACATTTTTGTTAGAAATTTTTGCAGTTAAAACTGCATTGTCAATTATTTTAGCAGAGGTAACTGCATTGTTTGAAAGTTGTGCAGCTCTTACAGCATTGGCAGCAATTTTATCATTGTCTACTGCATCATCTGCTATTTGTGCTGTACCAATTGTTCCACCTAAAGTGTCTAATGAAATTTCTTTTAAATTAGTTCCATCTGAATAAGCAGCATAAATTTTTGCAGCATCTAAAGTAAAGCCAGTTCCACTTGCAGTTTTAATTGTTAAGTTTGCTGGATTAGTTAATCCTGTTGCATCAAAAATATAAAATTTTTCTATACTGTCAGGTATAGTACAAATTGTACTTGCAGCAATAGATGCTGTAGCAAATTTGATTACCATATTTCTTGCATTAGAAATAGTTTTATCAGTCATAGCAAGAGCTAAAGTTCCACCACTTGATAATGTTACTTGTTCAAAACCTGCAATTGCTTGTTGAATAAGATTTAAGTTATTATTTGTATTATCACCCCATGTACCAGCGTTTTCACCAGTAACCATCAATTCTAGTTTAAGATCAGATGAATAAGTCGATGTCATAAATTTTTTCTCCTAAATTGTTTTAATTATACCTTCATCACGCAGCTAAATCAACCTCTGTCCAAGTATTAGAAACACCTAAATCTATTTCAGCCCATGCAGTTATGTTAACAGATCCTACAGAAAGAGTGCCTGAAATACCTGTAACATCAATATTTGCTACCCCAGTAACTGTCACTGAACCGATTGAGCTTGATAATTGTTGTCCTCCAACTCCTATAGTTTGAGCCGGAATTTCAGTATGCTGTCCTAACGATAATGTAGCAGTTTGCCCTGTAGGCGACTCTGTAGTAGTTTGAACTAACGTAAAAGTGCCTAATGTAAATGTAGCAGCTATGCCAGTAACATCTACTGGTGTCTTTAAGCCAGCTACAGTGGTACCCATTGAACCTGTTAAGGATCCCGCACTTGTTACAGTAACGTTTGCGTCTGCATCAAAAGATAGAGCACCAATAGTAAAATCTAGTTGGTCTTCCGCTGCAAAAACAGTTATGTCTTGATCAATTTGTAATGAGAAGTTTCCAAACGTTGAAGTTAATTGACCTGCGCTAGTAACGGAAACAGTAACATCAGCCTTACCTACTGCAGCACCAATAGAAGATGTCATTGATTGACCTGTTACAATAACAGAGTATGCTGCACCCCAAGCTAGATTACCCCAAGCTCTTCGACCCCAACCAATTCCTGTTAATTCAGATTCATCAACTGTTGCTGTTCCAATACTTGAGGCTAAAGATAGCCCTGTGTTAGTAACTCCTATTCCAACAACCGCGCTTCCTACACCAGAAGACATTGTTACAGGTCCAGCTGTAACTACAGCAGAGGTACCGCCTACAGTTGTTCCTTGTGATGATGTTATTTGTATTCCAGTTACACTTACGTCCGCATTAGCAGAAACAGTTACTGAACCTTGTGATGTGGTTAATGAAAGACCTGACCCACCCCAGTCATTTGAACCCCAGGTAGATTGACCCCAGTATTCGGAGCCTGGCGACTGTACTAGAACTGTAATATCAGCCACTAGGCTCCTCCTTTAAATTAAGCTAATCTTAATATAGCAGCAGATGTCGTGAATGCTGGAAACTGAACTGTAAATGTTCCAGAAGTTGCAGTTTTATCTCCACCAAAATCTAACACAGCAACTGCATCAGTAGTATTTGAACCACCATCAGTTGTTGTATTATAAATTAATGCTCCTCTTGCTGTTAATGTAACTCCTACAAAAGATAAGTCAGCAAAATCAGTAATTGCTACTGAAGATGAAACTTTTACACCTTGGTTTACTAAAGCTTTTCCACCTGCAGAATATCCTGA